CCTTGTTTCACATGAAAGAGGAGGAGTGGAAGCCCTGGCATCCGGGCACGCCACGGCCGGCACAGTCTCCGCGCGGCATGGAACTCTGGCAAGCCAACTTTCTCAAGGACGTGGCCCGCGCCAAGATTGAAGGCAAGCGCCGCTTCACGGTGCGATCCGGTCACGGCACGGGTAAGTCGACGACGCAAGCCTGGCTGATCCTGTGGTTCCTGCTGTTCCATCGCGATTTGAAAATCCCGGTGACGGCCAACAGTTCCGACCAGTTGCGCGACGTCTTGTTCTCGGAAATCGCCAAGTGGCACCGCGAACTCCCGCCGTTCCTGAAAGACCTGCTGGAGCTCAACACCGAGCGGGTGTTCGTCAAGGCAGACCCCGAAGCAAGCTTCGCAGTTGCGCGCACGGCCCGGCCGGAGCGACCCGAAGCGCTGCAAGGGTTTCACGCGGGAACGTTGGTGTTCTTCGTCGAAGAGGCTTCGGCCATCGAGGACGTGATCTTCGAAGTCGCTGGCGGCGCGCTCTCAAGCGAAGGCTCGTGGGTGTTTCTGTTCGGCAACCCGACGCGGACCTCGGGCTACTTTCATCGTTCGTTTCACGCCAACCGGGATCAATGGCGAACCTATCACATTCCCTGCCAGATCTCGTCTCGGGTTTCTGAGGACTATCCCAAGCAGATCGCGGCAGAATACGGGGACAACTCCAACGTCTACCGCGTCCGCGTGTTGGGCGAGTTTCCGCTGAGTGACGACAACTCGGTGATCTCGCTCGGGCTGATCGAGGCTGCGGTGGGTCGCGATGTGTCCCCGTCTGAGAGCGGGATTGTGTGGGGCCTGGACGTGGCGCGCTTCGGTGACGACACAACGGCTCTGGCCAAGCGACGCGGCAACGTGCTGCTTGAGCCGGTGCGGGAATGGAAAAAGCTCGATTTGATGCAGACCACCGGCATCATCATGAACCTCTGGCAAGAGACGCCCATCGAGCACCGGCCGGCTGCGATCAACGTGGACGTGATCGGTCTCGGTGCGGGTGTGGTGGATCGCCTGCGGGAACTCGGTTTGCCGGTGAGGGGTGTCAACGTCGGTGAAGCAGCGGCCACGAGCCCCGAGCGGTTCATGCGCCTACGCGACGAACTCTGGTGGAAGGCCCGCGACTGGTTCGATTCTCGCGCCGTGGTTATTCCCAAGGATGACACGCTGATTTCGGAACTGGTTGGGCCAACGTACAAGCTCGAAAGCTCGGGCAAGATCAAGATCGAGTCCAAGGACGATATGAAAAAGCGGGGCATCAAGTCGCCGAACAAGGCCGATGCCTTTTGCTTGACCTTCGCGGGTGGTGACTTTGCCAACGCCATGACGCGCCGCGCCGTCGCCGTGAATGAGTACGACCCCTTTGCCGTGTCGTCGGCCGATTTCGAGAGACACATCCGCCGCGCCTCGACCGCCGGCATGGATTACGCCCCGTTCTGATGAGCCCAACCCTGACCGACATCGATCTTCAATCGGTGTGCTTCATCTGCGACCACCTCAGAGAGCAAGACAAGCGCGAGATTTTCGCGACGCTGCCGCACGACAACACGTACCGCCTGGGCTGGGAAGCCTACCACCAGATCCGCAACATGGGGCGCGGTCGCATTGCCTGGCACAAGGGGCGCCCCGTTGCACTCGGGGCATTCACCGAGGACTGGCCGACGAATTGGCAAGTCATCATGTTCGGCACCGACGAGTTTAAGGCCGGTGCGTTCGAGTTGTTGAAGTGGTTCCGTCGCGAGGCGGCCGACATCCTGACGACGCAGAAGGCCAACCGGCTCTACTGCAATTCACATATCGATCACGTCGAAGCCCACAAGATGATTATGGCGTTGGGCGCCGAGCCGGAAGGCCCGCCGATGCGCGGCTTCGGCAAGGATGGCAGCACATTCCAGCGGTTCGTGTGGTTCCCTGACACGAACGCCGCTGTGCTTCGACCCGATTACGTTCGACCGAAGGAGATGGATTATGTGTTTCGGCGGCAGCAGCAAGCCTAAGACCACGGTGGCGCCCGAGCCGATGAAGCCCACGACGTTCGACTTCCGGGCCGGCGCCGACAGCCTGAAGCAGCAGCAGCAGAAGATGGCCGCGACATCGCAACCGCAAGCGGCTTCGTTTGGCTCGGAACTCGGCACCAGCACTCTTTCGCCGATGCCGGCAGTCTAAAGGAGATCAACATATGTGCTTCGGCTCCAAGAAAAGTTCCGCCCCGCCGCCCGCTCCGGCCCCTGTCATGACAACGGCGCCCAACGCGGTGGCTGACACGTCCAACACGCAGCAGCAGCGTCAGCAGCAGCTTGCCGCAACGGGTGGCACACAGCAGCCGGCCGCGTTCGGCTCTGAACTCGGCACGTCAACCTCAGCTCCGGGAGCCTATTGATGTGCATGGCCGCTAAAGCTCCTCCCGCCCCGCCCCCGCCGCAGGCTCCCCCGCCTCCGCCGACGATGCTGGCCACGCAAACCGAAGCCAAGCGCAATCGTCAGTCGCGCGCTGCCGTGCAGGGCGGGCCAACCAGCGCCATGACCGGCGCCGGCCTGTCGCCGCAGGTCGCGGGTGCGTCGCCCGTGCTGGGCACCTAAGCGCATGCAGTACAACGACGAGCAGATCATCCACCTGAAGGAGCGCTATGACGGGCTGAAAGCCTCGTCCGAGCGCACCAATTGCGAATCTCATTGGCAGGAGGTGGCCGAACTCGTCTCGCCGCGTAAGATTGATTTCGTCGGCATGAGAACGCCCGGCGAAAAGAAGATGAACCGCGTCTATGACAGCACGGGCATCCACGCCAACGAGATGTTGGCCGCCGGTCTGCATGGCATGGCGACCAACCCGGCGAGCAAATGGTTTTCGCTGCGGCTGGTGTCGAGCAATGTCACTGGCCCCGATGGCAGCACCACACCGATCAACGAGGTGCCAGCGGTTCAGAAGTATCTGGCCGATGTCGAAGAGAAGATGTGGTCCAAGCTCTATCAGCCGGGGACCAACTTCACCACGACGCTGCATGAAGCCTATCTGGATCTCGGCGCCTTCGGGTCTGCTGTCATCTACATTGGCCAGCGTGATGACAACGGGCTGCTGTTCGAGTCCCGGCCGCTGGCTGAGTGCGTGATTGCCGAGAACGTGGATGGCCGCGTCGACACGCTGATGCGCTGCACGTCCTACACAGTCCGTCAGATGATCCAGCTCGAACGCAAGGGCGTCTGGAAAGTCTCGGACGAGGTAAAGAAGAAGTACGACGACAAGCTGTACGACGAGACCATCAAGGTCATTCACAGCGTGCATCCGCGCGAGGACCACGAGCGGGAAAGCAACGACAAGGGGCAGAAGAAGCAAGACAAAAAAAACATGCCATTTGCGTCCGTGTATTTCGAGCACGAGACTTGCCACATCCTTGAGGAAGGTGGCTTCCCAGAGTTCCCGTATCTGGTGCCGCGCTGGTCGCGCTACGGTGGCGAAGTCTATGGCCGCAGCCCTGCAATGACGGCATTGCCTGACATCAAGATGTTGCAGGCGATGGAATTGACCAAGATCAAAATGCTTCAGAAGGCGGCCGATCCGCCCTTGGGCATTCGCGATGACAGTCTGATTGGCCAGGCGCGCACGGTGCCCGGTGGGCTCATGTATTTCCGGGGCAACCCGTCCGACAGCGTGTTCCAGATGCCTGTGAGCCTTCAGGGCATCCAGGCCATGATGGAAGATCAGATGCAGTTGCGCGAGCGCATCCTGCGGACGTTCTTTGCCGACATCATGCGCATGACCGACCGCGCCAATATGACCGCCACCGAAGTCATGCAGCGCACGGCCGAGCAGATGCGTCTCTTCGGCCCGCTGATTGGCCGCCTCGAAAGCGAAATGCTGGGGCCGCTGGTCGACCGCGTGTTCGGTATTCTCTCTCGGCTCGGTGAACTGCCGCCGGCCCCGCAAGAGATCCAGGGCGCCGATTTCACCGTCGAGTACGTCTCGCCGATCGCCACGGCACAGAAGCAGCAGGCGATCAGCGGCATCATGCAGACGTTCCAGGTGCTCGGCGTGTTTGGCCCCGAGATGGCGGCACAAATCATCCAGAAGCGTGTCGACGTGGATGCGCTCGTGAGCTGGCTCTGGGATCTCTTCAACAATGATCCCGACTTGCTGCGCGATGAAGACCAGATGGCCGAAATGGCTCAGGCGGAAGCCGTGCAGCAGCAGCTTGCGGTGGCTGGCCCTGCGGCGAACGTCATGGCGACCGGCGCGCGCGGCATCAAGGATCTCTCGGCTGGGGCCGAGAAGGGTGGCAACCTGGCTGAACTGATCTCGCGCTTTGCCGGCGAGGCGCAGCAGAATCCGCGCGCCCGTTATGAGATGAGCAAGATGGCCCAGGGCGAAATGCCTGAGCCCGACATGGCGATGTGATGGCCCGAAAACCACCGGAAGGCGCGCTCTCCGAAGCGTGGAAAGCATTCTACGCCACACCTGAAGGCCGGATGGCTATCGCCAACCTGTTTGCCGAGTTCCACATCTACTCGCCGATCGTGGCCCGTGATGCGATCGAGATCGCCACCGCCAACGGCGAACGGAATGTCGCGTTGCGTATCGCGCAATTGTTGGCGCTGAAGCCTCAGCGCTTTGCAGAAACGGCGACCGAGGACATCGACCTCGTGGATCGCCTCATCCGATGAGGACTTGATGAGTTTGGAAGAAGGCGGGTCGTCCATCCTGACGAGCGGCGTCGAGCCGGGCGCAGGGCAGGGCGGCAACCCGGCGACTGGTGCGACTGCACCCCCGCCGGCAGGTAGTGCGGCGGCAACGGTGCAGAACGTTCAAGATGGACCGCCAGAATACATCCCGGCCAAGTTCTGGGACCCTGAGAAGAAAGCCCCCAAGATTGAAGACATGGGGAAAAGCTATCTGAATTTGGAAAAGCTTCTCGGTCGGGAAAAGGTTCCGGTTCCGGCTGGCGACGACGACGAGGAAGGTTGGCAGCGCTGGTATGCGGCCACGGGCCGACCTGAGAAGCCCGACGACTATGAGCTTGAGCGCCCCTCGCAACTTGCCATCGAGTATGACGAGGATGGCGAGAAAGCGTTTCGCACCTGGGCACACCAGAACGGCTTGAACAAGCGCCAGACCAAAAACCTCTACGACAACTACGTCAAGGCGCAGATCGAGCGCCATGGCCAATGGCAGAAGCTGCAAGAGGAAACTAAAACCCAGGCGCAGCACGCGCTGCAACGTGAGCACGGCTCGCGCTACGAGGCTAAGCTGCAATTGGCCAAGGCGGCGCTGCAACAGTACGCCGATCCCGATTACATCAAATACCTGGATGAAAGCGGACTTGGCAACGACCCTAGAACCATTCGCGCCTGGATCAAGATCGGCGAAGAGCGGATGGGCGAGACCCGATTGAAGGGCAACGCTCCGCAGGCTCCGAACCATGCTGATCTCGATCGCTCGATTGCCGAGTTCATGCGCAAGAACACCGAGGCGCTGTTTAACAAGAGCCATCCGCAACACGATTGGGCGGTGAAGGAACGGCAGAAACTCTTCGACGCTCGCTATCAGGACGCGCCCGCGTGACCGAGATCGAGCGTTTGGCACGGGCCAGCGGTGTGTGGGTTGAGCCCACGCCCGCGCCTGTGGCACCCGAGATTGCAACGCCGGCCGTAGAGGCTGCGGGACACGCCATCGAGCCCCCGCGTCGAGGCCCTGGCCGGCCGCGCAAAAGCCCGGACAACCCGCCCGTTGGCGGCCCGGCATCCTGACCAGTACCTCCTGAGTACCCTGTCACCCAGACGGCCGGCATCCGCCGAC